TAACAGCAAGAACCCTACCAAGGAACCGAACCAACCTCTAACCTTTCCTTTTGCGCAGCTCATTGAGCCAGCCCAAGAGAAAACGATTTTAAGAGATTTTGGCTATCGAGTATCCAGCTCTGGTCCTCGCGGAACACATGTGCTTTCTAAGTTAGCGCAAAACTTAGCTCGTCACGCGATCGTGACACGAAAAATCAAAACTACCAAGTTTGCGGAGGTTGGGCCTAACCCCGCCGATTTCTTCAAGTGCAAGGAATGTGTGCATGCATGCTTCCATGTATTTCAGGCCAAAGACCCTCAGAGGTACACTCGAAACCTCGACGAGATTCGCAGAAATGGTTCTGCGAAATCCCTCGCCTTTCTTAACGCGCTAGAGATGAATCATTCTAATCTGGCTTGCGGTAGGAATGCGCTTGATTGCTCGTTTAAAACCGATGTGATCCTATCGGATTGCGCGCTTTGGGGGGTTGACCCTAAGCAGGTGGCGAAGATGATGGTGCAGCGTAATGCACACACCTTTTATGCCACCAATCTCATCCACCTCGCCATGCACGATGACAAGTTCGTCGATAAAGAATATGGTGTGACCGGAAAGCCTGAGGGTGATCAGGTGTTGGTCTTTCTGGGGGATGGTCAGGCTTATCAGCATGACAAACGGTATTCTGCCGAGTGGTGTCGCGGCGGTAATATCAACTATGCTCAGCGTTCTCTTTTCTGGACTGCTGAACAGCAAGGACCGATCTGCACGGTCACCTTCACCCTCACCCGGGTGCAGTACTCTCTTGTCAGGCCTATTGCTGTCAAGGGACGGAAGGACTTCTCTTCGATCTCCGGTTTGTTGATCGATGAGATGTTCGGGGTTTCTCGCATTTACGTTCCCACAGACGTTATGCACTCTGTCATCGCAAAGTCCGCGGTGGCTAAGACCTTTACTGAGAACCTGGCCTTCACTCGTAACAAACGAAGCACTCTCACCATTAACGGTTTGATTGTGTCGGTTGCTGACAAGTTGGTGGCTGATTATCTCTCTGTTATCACCCTTGCGGGTTGGTGGCAAGAGAGAACCAAGAACGCGCTTTTGGAGCAGATTCTTGGTGATCTTGATACTCAGTTGAGTCGCGGTAAAGAATTGTACGCCTCTAGATTTCCTCGCTTGTTGAATGCTTGGAATCGGGTTAGAGATGTCTTCTTCCGCGATGGTGAGGTCACTGGGGCCCAAATCCGAGCCTTCAAGAGCCGTGTGCAGAACAATGTTATCTGCATTAGACACGGCGAATTCGTC